CATATATCGTTAGTATAAGGGCGAACCAGTAGAACTCCTTGCTCTCCCCTTCCAATACGATAAAGTTTGCGAGTTTCCTCGTCTGTAAAATCAAGTTCCTTGTAATTGAGGTCATAGTCAAACTCTTTCATGATTAGTATACGTAGTATCTAGTGATTGAAACTGTTTACTTAGATATTCTACTGCCAATTCTGGGGTAGCGTCAACCCCACATGTAAATATATCACACATCGCTAGTCCTTTTTCAGGCCATGTATGTATACTTATGTGACTCTCTGCAAGCATGGCGATTGCAGTCACACCTTGTGGTTTAAAATGATGACAATTTACCCCTAATAATTTCGATTTAGAACGTGATGAAGCGATTTGTAATGCAATAACAATAAACTCAGAATCATCAAGCAATTTACTAGGACATCCACGTAATTCAAATAATATATGTTTCACCCTTCATAAGAAGAATCTGGTTCTAATGCTATGAAGTATGTTAGTTTGTAATCTGTATTATAAAACTTTGCTAAGTTTTTAGAAGATATGGAAACTTGATATGTGCCTGTAATAAGTTTGATGTTCTCAATCTTGAAGTTGAATGAGAATGTTTTATCAGTCCTACCTACAACCACAGCAAAATCATTAGAAGTATCATTCTTACGATCACTCACAACAAGTTTGACTACACCTGCTTCACCTACTACAGATAGATCTGGTAATCCTAGTATAGATGATGATTTCAATATCTTTGTGAGTTGCTCTTCACCAAGCATGAACTGCACATCGTCACTTGGAAGTGCCATCTCTTTATCAGGTGGTGCTATGATTACACTAGGATCAGAAAAGAAATATTTGGATCTGTTTGCTGTTCCTTCTTTGATATGTGCGAACGTTTCGTTTGAAGATACGTCTATATCAGGTGAACTACAAAGAGATACAGTGTTTAAAAACTGTGGTAAATCATATATTGCAAAATCTTTAGGAATATATTCTTCTATCTCTGCTTCTGCCAATACATTTTTCATGACAGAAATTGTGCGTAATTTCTTACCTTCTTTGAATGCTAGAGACTGATTGATAGTCGTAAAGTTCTGAAGGATTTTAAGAGTTTTGTCAGATAATTTCATGCTTTCTCGAAGTTTCACCATTGAATAATGTAGATTCAAAATTAGTATAGCATACTAACTGACGCTTTGCAATGTTGCTAGAATCATAGATGTGATGAACCAATATGGAACATACTTGAATGGAAAAGGTTTCATATCAAACCTGCCATCCCTGCTGCTGTGCCGATAGCAACAAAGAATCCAAACTCATAAAGAGAATAATATGGACTGTAAAATATTTTGCTCATGCGTACACTGCTGATGATACATCAGAGAAGATGTATGCTGCGATTAGAATTGTGAATACAAGATGGTTCATTGTGCTCCTTGGTATACGGGGGTCATTACACCGCCATCACGGTCATCATCATCGTCATCACCGTTGATAGCTCTTAGAAGTAATTCAAAGAATACCAGTGCTCCTATAGGGTAGAAGCACCATAGTATTACAGTGAAGGGGGATATTATTGTCTGAGGTTCTAAACCAATCATACAAAACCAGGTACAATCTGACCTGTGAATCCATATGTGACAAGTAGTACGATGAATCCCATCATCGCTGCTCTACCTTGTGCTTTTACAAAAATGTCTTTGTTACTCATTACACGAAACCTGGAATGATTTGACCTGTTGTTAGGTAAGCACCTAAACCTGCGATGATGCCGAGCATGGCAAATCTGCCATTGAGTTTCTCAGCAAATGTTTTTGCGTCTTTATCTGACATTAGAATATACCTGGTATGATATTGCCTGTTGTTGCATATGCACCGATTGCTGCTACGAAACCTAACATAGCCATCCAACCGTTGAACTTTTCTGCTTCTGGAGTCATTGTTTTTTACCTAAAATAATGGTGGAATAATTGTGCCAAACAAACCGTAGTTTACTGTGGCGATAATGAGACCTAGCATTGCTAGTCTCCCGTTTACCTTCTCAGCGTACTTCCAATAAGGATGTTTTGTATCCATTAGAAGATGCCTGGTATAATTTGTCCTGTGGTGATGTATGCACCGAGGAGTGCAACCATACCAATCATTGCCCAACGACCATTTACTTTCTCTGCATTCTCAGGATAACCTTCGTATCCTTCAATTACTTGAGTTGGTGTCTCAATTGGGTACATGTTCTGGCGGTTGCCTGATTCTGTTACAGTAGTCATTGTGCTTTGTAAAGAACTGTTACATTATTATATAGGAAATATAAAGTTTTGTAAAGATATATTTACATTTGTTTCACTTATATTTGTTATTATTTTTTCTTATATTTCTAGTTGTGGCCTTGAGATACAAAGAGATGACAAGAGCAGTTGGCACTGTTGTCACAAATATAAGCATCGTGACCATCCATATCATGTCTGTAATCTCTGACATACAATTGTAAAGAAGTATTACTATTTATCACAATGTTGTTGCACCCACCCGTGAACATTACCTTTGATGATATGTGCAGTGACATGAGCACCCTCTATAAGGACTGTACAGCACAGTAAGATGTAGATGCATATAAAATGTGCTTTCATTTTGATTTTATAACTAAATGTATATTTCGTACAACCATACCTCCAAAATATTCACACTTGATATTTGATTTGAAATACATCAAATCATAAAAATTAGAATTTGAGATTGTATCATATATTTGATTCACGCAATCAGTTTTATTTTTTATGTGTTCACGTCTATTATAGTTGATAACACGGTTGTTTACAAAAATTACTGCAAAAGAATTTTCTTGTAATAATTCAGACAAGTACTCAAGATTTGATTTGAACCCTTTGTCATTAGTAAAATGTATTGAATTAAAACAAAAAGCAGAACTCAATTTGCCTTTATACTTATCAAGATCTCTAAGGTGTGCTTGAATATTGTTAGATGGATAGTACAACCAAGCATAGTTTCCTTTATCAACTCCAATTATATTATGATTAGGATATAAAGATTTAAAAATATGATTTCCACACCCTATATCTAAAACTAAATCATCATAGTTCAATTTATTGAGAATATAATCATACCAAAATATCAAATATAAATTTGCATCATAATTATCATAACAAAAAGTGACATCTCTGAAGTTCGATTTTATTCCTTCTGTTTCTTTTAGTAATTTGAATTGTGCTTTCCAATTTTTACATACTTCAATAAATTCTGCATATTTTTTAGTCTGTAAAAAATTTTTTTTCCAAAGATCAAATTCTAAGACATCTATTTTATTTTGATAAAGCATGTCAATAAAAAAGGGGGTCGTTAGACCCCCTCATTATATCATAGGAAACTAGAATGTGTATCTTGTTCCTAATTTCACACCGTATGCGTTATCTGTAGTCTCTTTTGTTTGAACTGTGAACTCACCATATACTCCTACAGCATCGTTGAAAGCAACATTACCACCAACTTTACCTAAGAAGTCAGTTGTAGAGTCACCACCGTCTGCAGCAGTTACAATAGGACCTCCTTGTACAAACCAGTTATTTCCTTGCCAACCAATTGCAAGGTCAGTTGATGTGTTTGTGTAATCAGATCCTGTAAGAGAGGAGTTTACTTCTACGTTCACATAAGGACCAGCAAAAGCAGCTCCTGTGAATAGTAGTGGTGAGGCAGCAAGTGCTGCAATTGTTGATTTAATCATTTGAATTCTTATGTCTCGCAGATACTAAAAAACCTGCGGATGATACTATCCCCGACATGGGATAGCAGGTCTACGCAGGGTTACGATCTTTCGAGTCCTCGTATTGATATTTAGTATACAATATCTTCGGGATCATGTCAATGTTTTAGTTTGCTGAAACCCTTGATTTTCTCAAATTCCATACTGTAATGGAACTTATCGTATAACTCATTCTTATGACTGATGATAAACACATTAGCATCTTGTAGTACAAACCGTACAATTTTTAGGAACTCCTCTGTACCGAAACCATCAAGAGAAGAATCAAACACTTCATCCATAATCAATAGGTTAGTGACCACACTATTTTTCATTCTTGCTATATCTCTCCATGTGAATAGAAGTGCAAGGTCTATCCTCATCTTCTCACCCTCAGAGAATGATGCATAAGAAAATCTCTCATGCATGGGTGTCTGTATACTCTCACTAAAGTCTTCATCAAGTGTAAAATTGATATAAAAATCCATTCTCTGTAGGTAATCGTTGACCTGACGATTGATAAGTGGTAGATACTTTCTTATAATAGATCTCTTGACACCATCATCGTTCATCAATGCTTTAGATTGATCTAAGTATTCGTAATCATCTTTTAGTTTTGTGAGTTCGGATAATATATCTTTGAGACTTGTTTTATATTCTTCTAATTTGTCATTCTCAGCAGTTCTATTTTCAAGTTTGTCGGTAATGTTTTGAATTTCTTTTTCAAGATCCTTTTTGAGTTTTGTTGTTGTAGATAGGTGAATGTTGTTGTTAGAAATCTCATTATTGAGTTTAGTAATCTCGTTTTGAAAACCAAGAAACTTTGCATATCTTTGCTCTTCAGCATTGACTGCTTCTTCTAGTTCTACTACGTTCGCCCTATACTTGGCGATGTCTTCTTCAAGTTTGCCAATCTTATCTAGACGAAATGATTCATCTATAGACTGTGTACACTTAGGGCAAACTGTATTATTATTCCAGAACCCTAATTCATTACAGGCATCTTGTCTTTTAAAATTTACCTTATCTCTAAACCTTTCTAATTTTTTTACAGTATCACCTGCTGTAAGGTACTCTGCCATCTCTCTTTCTTTTTGACTGACACCAGTGATGAGAGTTTCAACACGTTCTTGATAGTCGGCAAATTTTTCTTCACAATCAACAATTTTCTGTCTTTTCTTACTAATGTCACTCTCGCCTTCCTCCTCTATCTGTTTGATAAATCTTTTTTGCATTACTATTTTATCTGCAACAGATTCTTTCTTCAACTCCAACACTTTGATACGGTCACGACAGACCTTCAGTTTATCCTTGAGTATGTCAGACATACTAGAGAACACCTTGATATCTAATAGATCCTCTATGACCTCCCTGCGATGTGGAGCACTAAGTTGCATAAAGGGAACGAAAGAAGCACTGCCAAGTATAACAATTTGAGTGAAAGATTTGTAGTTGAGTTTGAGTATTTGTCCTTCCAAAGACTTCTGTTGATCATTAGCAGAAGAGTCCTCGTTGAGTTTTTTTCCATTTTTGTATATCTCAAATATGTTTGGTTTGATACCACGTATGACCTTATAGTCAACGTTTGATATAGAAAAGTCTATCTCTACCCTTGCATCTCTTTCATTGATACTATTTACAAGTTGACCCTTACTTATCTTTCTGAACGGTTTACCGAACAAAGAAAAAGTCAATGCATCAAGGAGAGTGCTCTTACCCGAACCATTATGACCAACAATCAATGTGTCTTTGTGTGCATTGAGTGGGATGTCAGTAAAATAATTACCAGATGATAGAAAATTTTTATATCTTATATTTTTAAATTCTATCATCTTTTGGTGGTGGAATAACGAGATCTTCTTTACTAATAACAGTATACCTTGTTCCGCTTCTTTCGCAAGCAGCAAATGCTACACTGTCTTTTAGTGTCACAACATGCATAGGAGGATCACCCTGTGCTTCAAGTTGTGTTGCATATCTCTCTGCATCATCTTTTTCCTCAAACATAAAAACAACTTTCTCTCCATACTCATTGACGACAGCATAAGCACCCTCTTGTGTCATGCCTTTGACAGTTATAATATGCACTCTAGTGCCTCCGTGTATACTTCATTTATAACTTTTTTTATTCTAATTCTATCTAAATCAGTTTCAAGATCATCAACATATTTTGTAAGAAGTGTCATTGTATCCTCTGTCTGATCTATCTCTTCATTTGCGATAACAAGATGATCTGTTCTTTCTACTATTTTTATATCAACAGGTCTTGCCTTGTCAAGTGCTTTCATAAATCTATCATACTCTTTCTCATCACTCTTTTGTCTTACAACAACCTTGACAATTTTATCAGTATATTCTGTAAAATTTGTTAGCTGTCTGGGGGTATCATTATAGTTGATTACCTTGTATAATTGAAATGGATTGTTGATTGTTTTGAGTTTCAAGGTCTCTGTATCATAGATATGGAATCCTCTCTTATCATTTACATCATTCCAAAACATCTCGTACGGATTACCTAGGTAGTAAATCGTACCATTATTACTTCTTGTATGATAATGCCCAGAAAAGACTTGCTTGAATTTATTGTATATCTCAAAATCAGCACCGTGCTCCATGATATGACCGTGAGTGGCAGTGAATCCATTGAGTTCAAGATGACCCATAGCAACTTTACATTTACTCTTCTTTATTTTTTCATATGTACTAACCTCATTCTCGACGTTGATCCAAGGTATGAAAAGTATATCTAATCCACCTACATTTAGTTCCGTGCATTCAGAAAATACGGTAATATTATCGTACTCTCGTAGTAAAAGATAGTTAGTATTAATCTCGTTAGTGTTTTTGTAGTAAGCTGTATGGTTACCGACAATAGAAACCATGCGAATGCCACGTAGATGCAAAGGATCGAAATAATGTTTTTTCGCCCAATCCAATGAATATGAATCAACACCTTTACGGTTGTCAAAAGTGTCACCAAGATCGAGAATAGTTGTGATACCTTCTCTCTCAAGAGTTGGAAAGAAAACTTCTTCATAAAATTTTAGAAAGTAATCATGATATAACTTTGATCCCTTCTTGAAACCAAGATGTTGATCTGTAATGATAGCAACCTTCATCGATTATTATTCCTATATTGTATAGCATCTTTGATTGAGTTGTATTCAGATGACTTACCATCTTCGTCTGCGACGAAGACTTCGTCATATCCTGATCTTTCGATTAGTTTAGTACGAATCTCTAGTTGTTTCTTTTCTTTTTGTATTCTACGTAGAAAGGCATAGTGTATAATCTGAGTGAAGTATGCAAAGGGATTTGTGGATTTTTCAGGATTAAAGTTATTGATATATTGTACACAGTTTTCTATACCATCACATACCATATCATCTTTGAACATGTAATTTACAAAGTTAGGTTTGTACGATAAGTGTGTAGCAATCTTTAGGAAACATTCACCAATGTAGCGAGGTATTACAGGTTTAGGTAAACCTGCTGCCTCTGCTTCTCTGATGTCTTTCTTGTATGCAACGATAGCATAGAGAAATTCTTTATTGTTTACATAATGCTCAGATCTTTTTCTTGCCATTTATGTTCGTTTGTATACACAAATTATAGCACCTCTTGACAACCTTGGCAAATACCGTTACACTAACAGTGTCGCTGTTCAGAAAACAAGCTATAGGTCTTTCTTAGGTTCTTTAGATGCAGAGTCTGATTTATATAACTTTTCTATTATTTGTCTTGCTTTATCTACACTATTTACGTATCCCATCTGTCTGTCTAGATCAGGGTGTTGACGTTTGAATCCTCCTTCAATAATATTATTATAAGTTTTGATAACTAAATCATCTTTGATTTCAGAGAGGGTGATGATTTTTTCAAGATCAATTATGTATATCTCTTCATCTGACATTTTTATCCAAGGTTCAAACTTGTACCCAAGGGGTACATTCGCTCCATGGGAGCGAACCTCTTGACATATAACTGGATTGTCTAAAATAATTTTTTCAACAGTGGTAGTATAATCTACAATAACCTTAGTTAGAACCTCCTCACCACTAACAAGTTTTACCGTGGCGATAAACTCATCGTATGGTTCTTTGTTTTTTTCAGATTTTGATCTGAATAATTTCATAACTAAACTTCTCCTCGTTGTAGTATTTGATTCGTTCAATCAGGTGATTCAAAGTGTAGTTTTGCTTTGATCCCTTCTTACAATCATCTGCTATGTCGTATAGGGTTGCATTGAGTTTATCTTTACTTTTTCTGAGAACTCTACCTATAGATTGTAGTGTTCTTATCCTAGATTTACTAGGAGATGCAAAGATAACATTGTGTAGATTCTTGATGTTGATGCCTGTAGAGAATGTGCCGAAGGATGCAATGATAATTGCATTGTCTTCTTTTTCAGTAATTCTTCTTACTGATTCTCTCTCTTCAACGTCTACTCCACCGTGAACAAAAAACATCTTTCGTTCAACTTTATTTATTATATCGTACAAGACCTCTCCATGGGTAGCAACCCTACTGTAGAGTATCAAAGTGTTACCTTTCAAGTCCCAGACTAGGTTTCTTATAAATTTATTTCTTTTTTCGTGAGTGATAAGATACTCTATTTCATCCTGATAAGTATCAAACGTGATAGGATCATGCTTGAGTAACAACACTCTGATGTTTAGATGTGCTAGATAACCTTTCTCCTGTAACTCCTTAGTGTTGACGATCTTATAAGAGGGTCCGAACAAACCTTCAAGTACCCATTTATGAGTTTGTGTACCATCAAGCGTACCTGTGAAACCATACCTGTACTTTGTGTCATAGAGTTTAGTCATGATACTTACTAATGATTTAGACTTGAACTGATGTGCCTCGTCACCTATGACCACATCAAATCTGTCAAACCATGCTCTAGGTAGTTTGTATATTGATTGCCAAGTTGAGATTATAACTTGTTTTTTACTGAGTAGATCTTTACCTGCATAGATTTTGTGACAATATGTTTCCGCATCCCAACTATAATCTATAAAATCCTTATACATCTGTTCCACCAGTGAAGTGGTTGGTACTATAATTAGTGTTGACCTTTTATTTTCTGTGTGGTATCTTGTAATAGCATATATCATGAGGGACTTACCTGACCCTGTAGGTGATATCAACAATCTTCTATTTTTCTGCAATGCATCAAACACACCCTCAATCTGATAATCACGAGGTTTGTATTTCGAGATTCCCGTTAGGTAGTCCTTTACTCCCTCATGAGAGACTGATTCCGTCTCTTGGTACGGGAGGCCGTAATACTTGGAGTTCTCAAATTCGTAATCGTAATCGTATCTGCGACAAAATTGAACAATCTTATCTAAAAGACCTACGTAAATTTGAGACTTCTGGAGATTGAATAGTCTTATCTTACCATCCCAATACTTTGATCTGTATTGAGGCATGAACTTAGCACCTGGCACATCAAATGTAAATTCATCTTGTAACTCGTGTTTTATATGTGGGTCACATTCTATTTGTAAATATACTTCATTCTTCTTTTTTATAACGAGATTAGCCATAACCTGAAGAGAACCTTCGCCACTCAATAGCATTCTTTATTTGGTAGGTTCTATTAGAAACTTGTTTGAGTATCTCTTCAAGATACTTGAGCATGGTGTCGTAGTATTCAATCTTCAGTTTTGTCTTACTCAGTTTTTCATCTGAGTCAAGATATAACTTGAGGTCATCTTTATCTCTGACCTTGTAGGGAAAGGGTTCTTGAGCATATATGTCTGCTGTTGCTTTCCCTGTATAATACTTACGCCTGTCTAATAGACTACTGGAATATACTGCCTCATCACGCTTTCGCATTAGCAGTATCGTATTATATAGGTTGTAATACTTGGCGTGTAATTGTGGTATCTTCAGACTTTCAGTGTCCAATTCATCTTGATTCATCTTTGAATCTTTTTCCCACATCTCCTGTATAGAATCGAGAGAGAGGGTGCTAAACTTTCTTTCCATTTACGTCAATCACATCAAAAATAGTATAGCGGAAAATTGCAGAAGCAGTATAATATTGTTGTTGTTCCTGTGTTGCATCAAAAGGAACTGCACTCAAGGATACTGGAAATACATCCTTGAATTTTATTTTGACACTAGGATTATAATCACTATTCAGTATCATAAGAGTAGCGTCAGATCTCTCATTGAAAAAATCACCAGAAACAGGTTCCTCAGGTAATAACCTATCGGAATCTTTCAACTCTCTGAATTGAGATAGTGACTCTGGAAACCCAAGAGAGGTTATCCATTGATATAATTGAAGATAATTTTCCATATCTTCATCAACCATGAATGTGATACCAAGATCTCCATACTGCAACTTATCACCTGGCACTGGTATGTCTTTGAGGTAGGTTGATTGATTCGCTGTTCCCAGTGTGACCTCAGGTATATTTGCTGAGTTGCAATAAAAATCTACCTTAGGACATCTATTCAATAAAAACTTAAAACCAACTACTGACAGAAAGTTTCTATTTGAAACCTCCTGATATTTCATTGGATGTACAGTTTTTCTTGTTGGCATTATGTAATTACTTTCACCTATTTATGCCCAAAACTCATCGAGAGTATCAAATGCTTTATTCAAATACTTCTTTGCACCTACACATTCCCATTCTCCCATCTCACCTATCTCACATTTATAATCTAATTCTCTTTTCAATTGAAATAATTTATTTGTCATGTCAACTTTTGAAAGTCTGCCATTCATCTTCTTAGCGTTTGAACGTAGTCCAAAACCTGTTGCCTTACATTCATAAGTTCGTTGAAACACTTTTGATTATGTGCACAACTTCTCAAGGCATGGTCTGGTTTGTGTACACTTTCTATGTATAAATCCAGTGCACGATTGAACTTTTGTGTTTCAGTTTCCTGATCTAGGATAGGGTTTTGATCTTTCATGTTTACAATTTAGCATAAAAAAAGACCCCTTGCAAGGGGTCTTTGTAATGTGTATCTGAATTACATTAGGTTTGTAACTTTTACACGTCTGTAGTATCTGTTACTGTTACCAGTAATTCTACCTAGACCTTGTGTTGTGCCTTCAGCGAATGGGTTAGCAACCATACCATATCTGGTTTTGAAACCAATCTTTGGCTGGAATGTGTCTTGTCCCACTGCTCTTACCATCTGTAGAGGTACATATGGGCAGTAGAATAGACCTGCGTCATAAGGAGAAGTACCCTTATAACCCATAACGTAGTACTGGTTAGCATCTAAGTTAGCAGCAAATGGGTCGATGAATACTCTGTAACGTCCGTTGAGTGTACCAGCGAATGTGTTACCTGTGTCATCAACTTGTAAGTTGCTGTTTAGTGCAGGTGTGTAGTCTAATTGACCTGCTGCTGTTAGTGCGGAGGCAACGTCTGCAGAACATAGGATAATGTTCCCCTTGCCTCGACGAGTTCTTTGTGCGATGGCGTTAGCATCTCTCTCTAGCTGGAAGATCATACCTTTGAACTTCTCAACCATCCATCTTCCGTTTGAGTCAGTGTCTAAGTCAAACACACCGCCTGTTGCTGTGTTTGTTTGAGCACCTGCTTCAGCAGACTTGTAGATTGTACGGATGATTTCTCTGTTGATCTCTGCAAGTATCTCTGTTGAGAGGATATTTGCAAGTTCAGCTTCAGCATCTAATCCGTGAATTGCTTTCAAGTCTTGAGCAAGTTCTAGACTGTACTCTGCCTTTAGAGCTCTTGACTTCGCAGTCACGCTGACCTTCTCGATTGAGAATGCCATCTCTCTAAAGTCATTGTTAGTGGTGTTATCCCCTAACTTTTCAAGATCTTGTGTCTTGAAACCTTGTCCAACTGAGTATGCGTTTTCAGAACCACCATTTAAGATAGATGGGTTTGTACCGCCTTGTGCAGTTGTACCGAAACCAACGTCAGAATCACCATCTGTAGCACCAGTGTAGTCACCCTGTGTAAGTGATGCTGCATTGTTCTGTGCTGAGAATGCTGAATCTGGTTCGTTGAATAATGCTTCTGTTCCGTTCTGATTATCGAAGCGACTTCTCATCGCAAAGATAAGTCCAGTAGGACCATTCATTGGTTGTACACCAGCAAGGTCATATGCCACCAAGTTAGGCATAGATCTTCTGATCAATGAAATAAGAACTGGGTCGAAACCAGCTACAGGTCCACCAACTGCAGCACTACCAGAGAAACCTGGATTACCTGTGCCTGATGGGTCTGTGTTTACTGTAGGAGGTGCTTCTGATAAGAATGCTCTCTCCTCTCTAAGAAATCTTTCTTGGTTTTCTAGAAGTTGAGCAGTAACTGCCTTTCTGTGATTATCGGTGATCTTGTCTAGACCTTCCGCTTCAAGTAAGGGTTGCCACTTCTTCTGGAGTTGTCCAGAGTTAAACATGGAATTTACTTTGTGTTGAATTTAAGTGTTGACTAATTGAACTGGGTCAGTGCTCGAAGGTATGCATCCATCGCTGCGGTATTCTCCACAACGGGAGCGTCTTCAGAGATGACTTCTTGGGATTCGACGACAGGTTTCTTAGCGAAGTAAGATTCCTTAAGTGCGTCTAATTTTTCCCTGTACTGTTCTTCACTCTCAAACTCAACTCCTTTAGATAGTTCAGCAAGTTTCTCTTTCTGTGAAAGAGCAAGTCCTTCGCTAACTTCATCGAGGATGTTATCGGAGACAGATGCTGATAGACGGTTTGTCAATGCAATGTTGCTATCAATCTGTTCGTTGAGTTTTGTCTCCATTTCATCTAGTTTGGTGACCATTGCCTCAAGTACATCATATTTGTCTTCAGGGATTTCGACATAATGTTCTTCAAAAAGACCTTTGAGGCCAGTCAAGAAGGATTCAGAGAGTTCACCTCTGATTCCCGACTCTACTTGGAGTGCATTTTCAGTAATCCACTCTTCTGCAACATAGTGCAAGTATGAGTCTACTCGTTCTTGAAGCGATGCTTTGTACTCACCCATTTCTTTTTGGATGTAAGCATCATAGTCTGCTTCAAGCGATTCCTTTACGATAGCAATCTTTGACATTACGGCTGACTCAAAGATTGTACGTGCTTTTTCTTTGAAACTCTCAGATAGTTTCTCTCCTTCAAACAATGCTTGTACATCGTCCTCTAGATCGATTTCAATCTCTCCTACTGGAGCTTCCTGTTCGGGTGCTTCTGCTACAACTTCATCAGTTGCTTCTGTTTCTTCATTAGCACCTCTGCCGTATCCAGATGACTTCATGCCATCTTTCTGGTTTCCTAAGGGACCGTCTTGATGGACTGCTCCCGCACTTCCTTTGAAGTGAGCGTCACCTTGTTGTGCAAACTTTGCTGCTGGTGTCTTGAGTTTATTACTCATGTCATCAGGTTTGCTATTTTGTGGTGTAGGACCTCCGAGGTCTTCTACGCCTGTTCCCCCTGCATCGGGTACATAATTTGGAGTTTTTGGCATAGGTTCCGCAGGTTTAGATCCCTTGGTGACCTGGTTCTCCATCTCATGTAGTTCGCTATTTTCTGCGGTCATTGTTGCCAGTCCTTAGTTCCTTAGAATTTATGTTATTATTTAGACATTTATAGATTGTTTAGAAACTTTTCAAATAAAGAAAGCTTGTACTCGTCTAGTTTCTTAGAATCCACCAAAGTATTTATACTCTTTGATATATTTGATACAGTTTTTTCACGCAAAACGCTACCTTCCCATACCCATTCCTTGCCTTCCATTACGCCATCTACGAATGCGTCAGGTGCAGATGGATCAGCAACGATGTCTGCTGCAGTAGCAAGCATGAAGTCTTCGCCAACATAAGAAACACCTTCTTTGTTTACGATAGATCCCATACCTCTTGATGATACACCAAGTTTCACACCAGAATCTAAAAGTGATTCTGCGATCTTACCCATAGGTGTACTCAAGATTTGTGCTTTACCCACAAAATTATTACCCTCTTGTGTAAGGGAGCATATCTTGTGTGACACACGATCAAGGTTTATCTGCGGTCCGTCTGGATGTCCTAGTTCTCCTAGTGCACGTCCTTTAGACACGAACGCTTCATTATATCTCTTTACCTCGTTCACCATAGTAGAGAGAGGGTAGCAACGTTTGTTGCGATTCACAATCTCTGCCTGTAAGAACGGACCTTGAATATAAAGAGTTTTCTTTCCGTCTTTTTCTTCAGTAAGAATATCGACTGATTCTATTTCTTCTGAAATTAACTTCATCCTATTCCTACCTCATGTAAGTGTAACGTACATCCCGATGCTGTTTCGGGTGCCAGTCTGAATATGACAGACTTAGATAATGTCGCTGTGCCAGTAAAATCTGCTAGAGATGATGTGTCAGCATCAACTGTGATAGTTGTTTTGAATTCATTGACTCTTTGTGGTCTTTGAATTGCTGTAATCTCTTT